GCGGCATCTCGTCCTCGAGCGCCACGCCGGGGTCGGGGACAACGCCGCCGGACGTCGAGGTGCCGAAGACCGCGCGGTGGTGCGACTCGGCCTCGAAGTAGGCGATGTTGGCGAGGCGGGCAGAGCGGTAGTGCCGGTTGGGGCCGATCTCGGCCTCGATGGCACCGCGGGACTCTGTGATGTCGTACGAGATCGTCTTCGCGATCTGCTTGAACCGGGTCGACGGGTCGAAGTCGGATCGCTGCTGGTTCTTGATGTTCACGGCGCCCTTGGACACCACGGCGCGCACCTTGGGCGCCAGGGTGTCGGGGACGCGTCCGAGGTCGTGTGCGAGCTCGCGCATGGGGCCGGAGTCCATTGAGGCAGCCATCACGCCTCCTCGTCGGTGAAGCCCGCAGGCGCCTGGTAGTCGTTGCAGAGCAAGCGCTGAGCGGTGGCTTGAGACTGGTCGTCGATCGACGTCACGACGACGCGCGTGCCGACGAGCTGAGGGTTGTCCGGGTCTGCGGTGAACTTCACGACGTCACCGGGGCGGACGATGGGGCCGAACAGGATCCGTACGACGAGCTTGGACTGTGCGACGGAGACCGTCTGGGCGTTGAGGTTCGTCTCGAACGCGAGGCCCGGATAGCGCGAGTAGCACTTCCCGGCGTAGACCGGCGTCGTCGGGGTGGTGACGTTGCCGTCAGCGTCGGTCTCCGTCTCGCCGGGGCGAACGATGGTGCACGTCGCGCGCATCCGCTCCTCAGCCTCGCGGCGAAGCTCGGGGAGGGCGTGGCGGATCGCGTCGCCGAGCATCAGTCGCTCAGCTCGAAGATGGGGTAGCCGGCGATGTCGACGCCGCACGAGCAGTACAGGGCGCCGAGCATGAGCGAGCACCAGGGGAGGTGCGCGCTGCCCAAGCCGGGGGCTGTGTCGACGGAGAACGCCTTGCCGGAGTCGCCACCGTCCGGGTCGAGCAGGTCCCACCACTCGTCGCGGATCTCGACGCGGCCGGCGCTCGAGCGGTACGTGCGAGACACCGAGCCGTCGTCCACGCTGATCGCGACCTGAGTGGCGTCGTCAGGGCGGCGGACCTGCGCGACCACGGCCTCGCGCACGACGTACTCGAGCTTCTCCTGGTCGAGGAGCGCCGGGTCGCCCAGGCGGGCCTTGATGAGGAGCAGCGCGTCGCTGATCCACATCTGCCACTGGTCGTACTCCGGCGCGTCGACGGATGGGGCGGTGCGGCCGAGCGCGACCGCGATGAGATCCGGGGTTACAGCCATGACCGCACCGCCTCTCCGTGCTACTTGTCGGACTTGGACGTCGACCGCTTGGCCGACGCCTTCTCGGGCTTGAACGTCGAACCGAGACGCTCGGCGTTCTCCTCGCTGGTCACGACGGTGGCGCCGTGAAGGGTGCCGCGGACGGTCTTGACGTCAGCCATCACGCCTCCTGCACCGCGTCGGTGACCTTGGCGAACGCATTGAGGTCCGCGATGCCCCAGCCGTAGACGACCTCCGCACGGAAGGCGACCTGGTTGTTGCGCTTGAGGTCGCCGCCACCGTCCGGGTCGCCGTACTCGATGAGCTCGAGGCCGAGCTGCTTCTGCACGCCCCACCGGATCGCGTCGAAGTTGCCGACGAAGCCGATGATGTTGGTCGCGGCGGTGGCCACGCCGAGGGCGCGGACGGTGTTGGAGACCGAGGCGCGGTGGCCGTCGAGCTCCGAGACCTCGGTGCCGAGGCGGAAGTTCGGGTAGAGCTTCTGCTCCGACTGCGTCCCGCGCAGCGCCGAGAACTTCGCGGCATAGAACGGGTCGAGGGCGATGTCGCGGGGGATGTAGCCGTCGGCGAGCACGAGCGCGTCAGCCGCGTCCAGGCTCACGTAGGGCTTTGCCGCGTTCACGCCGGTGCCGACGTACTCGACGATGTTGGTGGTGTCGGTCAGACCGCCGTTCATGGCCGTAACGACGGCGCCGGTCTTCGGGTTGATCTCGTGGAACACGCCGAAGTCGAGCGCGCGCGAGAGGGCCGGCTGGATGAGGTCGAGGATCTCGTCCACGACCTCCAGCTGCCGGTCCTCGTCGGCCCACAGAACCTCCTGGTTGAACCGGAGGGTCTTGTGGAACTTGAACGGCTTGACGGTCTTGGTCGTCGGCGTGACGGTCGAGTCGCCCTTCTGCTGACCCTCACCGACGTACTCGGCCTCGCCGATGTCGAAGGTCCAGGTCTCGCCCTCACCGAAGGTCATCGGGGTCGGGGTGGAGAGCGCGGCGACGGCAGAGCCGCCCTTGATCTTGCCGAGCCAGGGCTCGATCTTCTGCTTCGGGATCGACAGGGATCCGGTTGCGAGAGAAACCATGATGGCTCCCTTTCAGTCAGTCGGCCTTGCGGAAGAGGGTGCGCGCGAACGCGACCTCGTCTCCGCTGGCCTTGGAGGATGGGTTGTTGCCCTCGCGGGGCACGACGTTGCTCGTCTTCTTGCGCTTGTCCGACTGACCGACGAGCCGCGTGACCTGCTTGAGCAGCAGGTCGGGGTCGGTGGCTGTCAGGAACAGCTCGGCGTCGTCCTGCTCGATCTCGTGGAGGGCGACCAGGTGCTCACGGAGGGCGTCGGCGACCTTGGCGGGAACGGATGCGACCTCGGCCTCGGCCTTGGCGATGCGATCCGCTGCCTTCTCGGTCTCCGTCTTCTGCGACTCCTCGAACTCGGCCAGGCGCTTCGCAGCGGCGGCGTTGTCCTTGGCGCGCTTCTCCTGCTCGCGGGCCTTCTGCTTCCAGAAGTCGACCGTTTCGGCGGGCTTCTGCTGCTGCTCGGTGGTGGCCTCGGTCCCCGTTGCGGTGGCCTCGGCGGTCTGCTCGGACATGTGGTGCTCCCGTTTCGGGTGGTCCCATCCGTTGCGGCTGGGAGGGTCAGTGAGTGCCGAGGGTCTTGCGCATCTCGGCGAGGGTCGCCTTGAGGTCGACGGCGTCGTACTTGCCGGCGGTGACCTTCACGTCGTTGTAGGTCTGCCGCCACTCCGCGACGTACGGGGCTTCCTTGTACGCGTCCTGGTCGAAGACCTCGATCGCTGCACAGCGGCAGTCGTCGTGGTACTTCTCGCCGAGGGTGCGCGAGCCGCGGGCATGGATGCCCTTGGCCTTGCGCCCCTTCGTGCGGGTGGCGTTGGTGCTCGTGTCCGTTCCGCGGCCCACGACGTGCAGGGCGGACGACTCCGAACGGTAGATCGGGCCGTTCGTCGCGAGGAGCCGGCAGAACGCGCAGGCGTTGGCCGAGGCGTGACGAGCGAACCGCGGCTTGGCGGGGTCAAGGGCCACCGATGCTGCCGTGGTGTCGCGGGCCTGGTTGAGCACAACGCGCTGCATCCCACCAGAGACCCGCGTCAGTGCTGCGGGGCTGCTGGGCGAGGTGCCGAACAGCGGCGCGATGCCCCAGCGGGTGAGTGCTTCGATGCGGTCCTGAGCGGGCGACGCGGCGACGGCTGCGGTGAAGACCCCACGGGCGCGGGCTTCCTCGCGAGCCTCGTCGTACCAGTCGGCGGCGAGCGAGGCGGCTGCTGCGCCGTAGCGATCGACGATGTCAGCGACGACGACCGCTAGCGGCTCGGCGAGACGATCAGGACGGCTCAGGTCGAGCCGGCGCCAGAACTCCTCGAGCTCGCGGACGGAGAGAGTCGCCAGAGCCGCGAGAGCCTGCTGCCGCTCAGGCGGGCTCGGGGTCGGCATCTTCGCTGCCCACAGGTGCGACCGCGCGCGTCAGGGCCTCGAGAGTCTCGCGGCCTACAGCCCGGCGACGCTCGGCGAGCGCACGGCGGCGCTGCTGGTCGTCGAGACCCAGGAGCTCGAGGCCGACCTCAGTCTCAGCGAGCCACGGGACCGCGGTGAGCTGCTTCATGCCGGCGTCGGCCTGCTGAGCGCGCGACAGGTAGATCGGGGAACGCCACTTCGTGTCGATGGTCGACCACTCGGGCGGGATGTCGGCGGCGGCGATGCCGTTCTTCATCGCGAGCCCGCGGATCTTCGCGCGCCGCAGCGCGGGCCGCCAGTCGTCGGTCGCACCCTCCGCTTCGGCGATCAGATCCTCGCGCGAGGCGATGTAGGAGTCGGCCGACGTCGGGTTGCTCATGTCGGAGACACCCAGCGACGTGATCGGGATGGACGTCTCGCCGGAGAACAGCTGCGCCTGCTGCTTGAGCATGTCGAGGTGAGGCTTGGGGTCCGAGGCGGGGAAGTGCTTGACGTCGGCGCGCGCGAGAGTGTCGGACGCTGCATCGGCGTCGTCAGGGATGGCCTTGATGCGGCCCATGACGACCTGCCACGACGCCCGCTGCGAGCCGTCAGCGTTCTTGAAGATCGACTCGTCGGCGCCGAGCATCCACAGGTCGGGGATCGCGTAGATGTCGCCGTGAGCCTCGAGCCGGATCGACGTGCGCGACGCCTGATCCTGCAAGGCCATCACGGCGCGAGAGATGCGCGAGGAGCCGAAAGGACGCCCCAGGCGGGGCTTGTAGACCAGCGGCTCGACCGGGACGCCCCAGGCGTGCTCCTGACGCTCCGTGGACCACACGCCGTCGACCTTGTTGGCGGTGATCGTGACGCCGTCGAGGTAGAGCGCGAGCCCTGTCGGGCGCGACCGGTCGTCGCCGTCCTCGCGAGCCGTGATCGACACCAGGTTGTCGAGCCGGCGAGCGCGGCCATTCCACTGGCCGGTCGCGTTCATCGCGTCCTTGAAGTGGATCAGCGCGTCCGGCTCGCCGTCGTCACCCTTGGTGTTGATGACGAAGGCGACGGAGTGGATCAGCGACGAGACGAGGGCCTGATCGACTTCGGAGCCGAGGTTGTTCTCCTCGAACAGCTCGCGGTAACCAAGGCTGTCGAGGTCGCCGTCGGGCCACACGAAGCCGTCGAGGTTGCAGCGGCGAGCGAGGGTGTCGACCGCCTTGCCGGACCAGCCAAGCACGATGCCGAGGCGGAAATACTGCGGCGGGATGACCGAGCCGACGAGGCGCACAGCATGGCGCATGTCGTAGTACGCCTTACGGAGCTCGTTGCGGCGCCGCTTGGCGTGCAGCTGCTCGAGCAGGAGGCTGAGCGTGCGCTGCTCGTCGTCGCTGAGGCCCGGAAGCCTGATGGTCTCGAACGTCACATCACCACCGCCCTTCGTCCGCTCGTCGCTCGGCCGCGTCCAGACGGCTTGCGCTTGAAGCTGGCCGCGAGTCGGGCCAGCGAGTGCGCCACCAGGGGCGCGATGTTCGTGGATGGGTCAGTTCGGTTCCAGCCCCAGCCACCGGCGGTGCCGATGTCGCGCTGAGTGGCACCGTCAAGTGCTGCGTTGACCGCGGGCTGGTTGCCGTGGGTCAGGCGACCGTCAGTGACGTCGCCGAGCCACATGCCGCACGCCTTCGCCATGTCGCCGGACGTTCCCGTTCGGATGTCGACGCCCAGCGCCTTGAGGCCGGGGATGAGCGACGCCGCGGGGCTCATGCCGTCGATGACCACGGGGATCCGTCGACCAGCTCGTGCGGCCACCCATCGGAGCGTGTCCGCCTCGTTGCCGGACGCCCACACCTCCTCGGCGTGAGCGAACTCCTCGTCGACCCAGCA